CTCGGCATTGGTCGGCAGGTCGTCAACGCTTGTCTGCGTGGCGCGGCTGCTGATCGTGGCGTTGATGTTGTCGCCGATGATCTTGCCGGCCGTGCCTGAACCGTAGGCCCCAGGCAGCGCAGTAGCCCACGGGTCGCCGCTGCCGCCAGCAGCCGAAAGCGCGGCGCCCGTTGAGCCGACTCCGGAGTGGCCAGAGAGAATCTCATCCCACACCTGATCTGCAATCGATGCATTGGTGAGCCCAGTGACGGACCCAACGGAGCCGGTCACGCTGGCGATGGTCACGTCGCTGGCCACCTTGGCGTCAGTGATGGCATCAGCAGCAATGGCTGTTGCTGTCAGCACGCCCGATGCCATGGCGCCCACGCTGGCGTCGATGCGGCCCGACACCAAGACCGCAGGCAGGCGGGTCTGAATGTCTGCGGTGTCCACCTCGATTGCCGCGGTCTGTGTCTTGATTGCCGCCACGTCGACAGACACTGAAGCGCCGGCCGGAGCGCCCAGGCGGGCAAATGCATCGCCGGTCTGCGCCGTGTGGCCGGTCAGCGTGCTGACGGTCGGAATCACGGCGCTGGTATGCGTCACCGGGGCCAGCAGCACCGTTCCTGCCGTGGCAGATGCCGTGGTCACGATGGTGGCGGCCACCGGGATGCACCCTGTCTTGTAGGCGATCACCTCAAAGCTGGTGTGGTTGGTCTCGGCCTGAGTCGGCAGGTACTCAACAATGCCCTCTTCGTAGCTCGTCGTGCCGCCGCCTGCGCTGGCTGTCGTGCCCTGCGGCTTGACCTTGATGCTGACGCCAGAGGTCTGCACCGCGCCGTCTGAAATCTGAACCACGGCCCCAATGGCGATGCGCTCAGGTGATGCTGCGTTTCTCGGGTACATCTACCTGACTCCTGCGCCAATGACATGGCTTCTGTTTCTCGCCCAAGCAGCCAGGAACCCGCCGCCACCGCCGCCGACCGTCAGCGGGAACAAGAGCCTCTGCGGCTCAAACAGCAACCCCGGGTTGTTCGAAATCTCAAACGCATGAGCATCGGACAACAAGCCGTTGCACAGCACGAACATCCAGACCCGGCCGTTCCAGTCATTGGCCAGCGACCCCGGGCTTGAATTGCCGATCACGCTGTTGCCGGTCGGACTGGCAAAGCTGTTGCCGTTGCTTGCCGTCAGGAGAACGCCGTTGATCCACATGGCGTGCTGGCCGTCACCAGCGCGGCGCATCACCATCGAATGGCGCTGGCCCGTTCGCGTCTGGCCTGTAGCCAAGGTGAACCGCTGGCGGTTTGCAGCCGTGCCGCCGCCGCCTGCCTCGCCAACTGAGATGTCGCTGTAGCTGGCGTCCGACGAGTAGAACAGCGACATCCGCGGCGTGAGCGCCGTCTGGTAACTGGTCAACAGCCCGAAATTTGCCGTAAGCGCATCGCACTCATGCACTGAAATCAGCGTGTGCGAGTCATGGTTGACAAGGAAGTCAGAGCCCAGGTCAACATAGCCGTTCGCGCCCGGGAATTCCACCGTGTCGCCGATGCGAACAGCATCATTGACGTAGGTCAGAGGCCGCGGCCCGGCTAGGTCGTTCCGGTCAAACGAAGGCAGCAGCAGCACCCGCGGAACGATCCCCAGGTCTGACCGTACCCGCGCCCGCCCTCGCGGCACGCCGGACCGTGGCAGGTAGATCATTTACGCCACGTCGAACTTGATGCCGACAAAGCCAAGAGAGTTTGTGTTGACTGAGGTGTTGCGCAGCGCTGCCACCGTGGCGTGCGCTGTGAACAAGCCCCAGAACGGCGGCAGGCACGGCAGCCCCAAAACACTGGCCACCGACTCGCAAATCACCGGATACGCGATGTCGCTGGTTGTGGCCAGTACGTTGATCGTCGCCAGCGGCTTCAGCCGGTTCAGGATGCCAGTGTTGGTCAGCGTTTCGGCGCTGTCAGTGCCGTCAAGCACGTCGATAGCGGTTGTCGCAAGCGAGGTGTCTGCGCCCCACACATAGACCACGATTGGGCCGGCAGTTGGCGAAGTGCCCACGCTGATGGTGCCGCTGATCATCGCGTCCATGTATTTGTCGCTGGTGTTGTTAATCTGCGATGACTCGCGCCCAGCAACAAGCGTAGAGGACGATGCCAAGCCGGCAAGGTCCATTGTGATGGCCACGCGCGAAGCGTAGCTCGGCGTCATCGTTGCCATGGTCAGGTGTTCCGGGCAAACGCCACGTCGGACGCAGAGATTGGCCCTTCAAACCCCATCACATCGCCGGTAACGGTGCCGGTGGTCTCCGGTCCTTTGGACAGTACGCGCTCAATTTCCGTCGCATCGCGCAGGCAAACGGTTAGCACGTTCACGCCACTGGAGCCGCCAGCGCTGGTAAGGCCAGGCTTGCCGTTGCCGTCGAGTGCACCGGTCGGAAGCTGGATCACTGCGTCGCGTAGGCCCGCCCGATTGTTTGTCAGCGATGCGTTGAAGGTCGGCCGAAAGGCAAGCAGGTTCTGCAACAGCATTTGCTTGATGTTGACTTCATCAAGCCAACCGCGCTTCCGGCTCAGCAGCGGCTCGACTTCGGACCCTGAAATGGTCGCCGTCGGCGAATACTTGGTGCCGTCGATCTGATCCATGACGACATCAGTCGGGACAGCCGTTTGCCACACCTTGAACTCCGGAACTGCGGTCTTGCTGATCAGCACAGCAAGATCAAAGTTGCCGTCGTCGTTGTTGGGATAGGCGGCCCATGCGGGCGTGTTGTTAATCGCGGCCTTGAGGGTCGCGGCTTGTGCGGGGGTAAGGGTCATTTCAGTGCTCCGTTTTCAGGCCGACGAATGAGCCGTCGGCCTGCTTGTTGATGCGAAACATCGATTGCTTGGGCTGCTGGGACTGCATCTGCGCCGACAGCGCGGCAACCATCTGCGCAACCTGGGCAACCGACGTTGCCAAGGCCGAATCGTCGCCGCCCTTGTCGTCGCCTTCGTCTTCCATCATGGCTGCGATGCGCTGTTCAAGCTGATCAATGCGTGACTGAAGCGCAGCGCTGGCGCCGTCTTCTTTCTCTGTCGCTTCGGCTGGCTCTTGAGTCTGCGCGGTTGCCCTTGCGACGTTGACCGCTGATTCGCCGCGGATGTACTCGGCTGCAATGCTGGCCCGCGACTCTTCGCGCTTGGCCTGGATTTCGGCGCCGTAGTTCTGCGCGCGGGCCATCTTTTCGGCAGCGTCTGCATCAATGGCCGTTTTCTCGTTGCGCAGCTTGATTGCCTCTAGGGTCATCCGCTGCATCTCAAGTTCGCGGTCCTTGTCTGCGGTCTGCGCCTTCTGCATCTCGGCATTGGCGGCCTGCTGCGCTTCCTGCAGGGCCTGCTGCATCTGCTGCATTTGCTGTTGCATCTGCGCGATCTGCGCCTGAGCGGCTGGCGGGATCTCTTCGCCGTCCTCCGCTTCCATCTGCTGGATCTGCGGCGGCAGCATGGCCTCCAAGCGCTTGCGCGCTTTGTCTCCATCTGGCATGTCTTGCGCAGACACCCACAGATCAGCCAGGATCGGCGTCAGGTCAGGCGCGCGGGCCATGATGTCCGCCAGTTGCTCCGCCTGCTCTTCTCTTAGAGTCGTGTAAGCAGGGCCGGCCTTTACTCGTGCGTCATAAACCCCAACGTTTGGATTGATTGCGACGACCTTCTTGCCTTGCTTGCGGACCGCCTCCTGCATATCAGGGTCAATCTGTACAAACTCCTGAGCGTCGTCTTCCCCAAGAATGCGGGCCTGGCGCACGGTGTCGTACAGCCGCGGGATCATGTCAAGCACAACGCGGCCAACTTGTTCGATCGAACGATTGCGATTGTCGGTGTAATGGAAATTGGCCGTATCTCCAGCTACCTTGTCCTCACGTTTCGCCCTGCCAGACGTGGCAGAGCTTGGCGCCCCAAGGTTGGACCTGAACATGCCAATTGCGGCCTCCATGTCCTCACGGGCTCGCTGGCTGCCTTGGGCAAATGCCGTTGGGTACGCAGGCGGAGCAAGTCGCGCCGGAGCTGGAATTGCGTTGTTGCTACCGTCGATATGGTTGTAAGGCAAGAACGCTGGGTTCCCCTGATTCAACTTCGACCAATGGTCCTCCAGCCCTTCCATCGCCTCAACAGGAACCATCATCGGCGCCTTGGGCTGCATCGCCATGGACTCTATCTCTGCCGAGCGCTCGTAATTAAAGGCCCGTTGAGCATCCATAACCCGCCTGGTCATGCCGCACAGGTGGCGCTGGCCATCAACCCACAGCTCGTGCCCGATGACAGGGATGATCGGCAGGTAGCGCGACGGGAAGTCCGTCTCTTCCAGGATTTCGGCGCCTGACATCGTGCGCCATTTGACGGCCCGCACCGTGGCCACAAACGAAGTGGCCGGAATCTCAATGCCGGTCTGCTGGCGCAGTTGCCAGTATTCGTCCTCGGTGACGGTCGCCGACTGGCCTTCCATGGCGATGGTTAGCCGGTTCTCTTTGGTCTCGTCAATGCACAGGTACTCGCAGATCAAGACCGACTTGTCATCGAACCAGCCATAGCCGGCGCCTTCCCATGCCTGCATCTTGGCTTTTGGCCAGCGCTTCTTGAAGGTCGATTCAGTCAGCCGCGACTCAATGAAACCGTGCATGGCGTCGCTGCCGTCTGGCTCTTCCCATCCAGCCTCAAGCACGACAGACAGCGGGTCCGCGATGCGCTTGATGCGGATTTCCTGTTCGTTCGTCTCTGGCCGCATCACCTCGGGCACAACCCGCAACCAGCCAAGGCCGATGCGCGCCGCGTACTCAAGCGCGGTGTCGTAAGCAATGCCGGCGCGGCTCACGTATTCAATGTGCCGAATGATGCCGTTGAGCCTTTCGGCAACTTCCTTGTCTGCGCCCGAATCGGCCGGCATGACCTTGATTGATGGCTTTTGTTGCCGACCCTGATTGACTACGGCACCAATGTATTGATTCGTATGGTCAAACGTCAGGCACGGCCGGCCCTTGCGCAGCTTTCGCGCGTCGTCGTCCCACTGCTGCGGGTTCGTCGGGTCGCTGAACCGCAGATCCTGCAGCATCAAGTCGTACTGCTCGCGGATGGCGTCGCGGGCGTCCTTGTAACGCTCGATCGCTTGGCGGTGTGTGTCTTGGGTCATAATTGCGCTGCCGCGTGGTCAATTGAGACGGAACCTTCCGGGTCAACGGGGCCAGATGCAACGGCGTCTTTCGGGAGCAAAACTCGACTACGCCCGCGAGAAACCATCTGGCTAGCGCCGGCGGGCTGAAACCCCGTCATCAAGGCAGATGAAGGCGGCGCCGCTTTCATCTGCACCACGCGGCAACTCGGTTGCGCAGCCGCCGACTGTCGGAGTGCAGTGAGGTCACGCGGCCATCCAGTTTGTTGCGGGCAGCGGGACGGACTTCCCTTGCCGTTTAGGCTTGCCAATGAACTGCAGGCCGCGACCGATCAACCCGCACACGTCCACGCTGTCGTCGTGCTTGCCGGCGGGGAATCGCAGCAGTTGACCAATCACGTCAGCTTTCCATGTCGCATGTTTCGGGAAGAACACCTTGCCCATTGACGCCATAGCCTGAAAGCCTCTGGCGCGCGTGGGCTTGTCGGCAATGCTGGCCAGCCATTCGACGCGGCAAAACGCCTTGCGCTCGCTCATGCGTCGGTGCATGAACGGCTCGACAGCGCGACGGATCGGGCCCGACTCGCCGAACCAGCATTGCGGCTCATGCTCAAGCATCAGGTCGCACTGCTTTTCGATCCACTCGTCGGCGCTGGTTTGCTTGCGCCACCAGTCGATCACGTACAGGTTGCCCTGCTGATCAACGCCGAACACGCCGTGCTCGGTGTAGTCGCCGCCGCCGTCAGTCACGGCCAAGTCGCTGGCACCATAGACGCGCAGCCCCGAAGGCAGGGTCTCATACTCAGTTTGCAGCCACTCACGCTTGAAGTAGTCGCCTTCGTCGGCTGCTGGCTGCTGCTGGTACAGCGCATTCCAAGCCCGCATGTCGAGCTTGGCGTCGGCC